ACGAAAATAACAACACATATGATAACATTTGTATTATATTTATATACAATTGTTATCTTTATACTATTTATTATTTTGTTTTTATTAGTTTTTTTGTTTTTTTGTTTTTTTTGTTTTTTTGTTTTTTTGTTTTTTTGTTTTTTGTTTGCTCGCTCTAAATGAAAAAATAAAAACTTTCATAAAACTATAAATGTCGACTGAATTAAAGGGCGAACAAAATATTTTAAATATTCCCAAACGTATTTTTATTGTTCCATATAGAAACCGTGTTCAACACAAGTTCTTTTTTAGCAAATATATGAGTTTTATTTTGGAAGATAAACCAGATTACGAAATTTATTTCTCTCATCAATGCGACGCACGAACCTTTAATAGGGGTGCTATTAAAAATATTGGCTTTCTTGCCGCAAAAAATAAATATCCTGAACATTATAAAAATATTACTTTCATATTTAACGATGTAGATACGATTCCATTTCATAAAATTTTTGATTATGAAACAACACATGGGGTCGTGAAACATTATTACGGTTTCAAGTACGCATTAGGCGGTATTGTTGTAATGAAAGGTGCTGATTTCGAGAAAACAAATGGTTTTCCTTGTTTTTGGGGTTGGGGTATGGAAGATACTGTCATACAAAAACGTTGTGAAGCAGTGGGACTTAAAATAGATAGGAGTGTGTTTTATAATATTGGTAGTCCAGAAATTCTCCAGTTTTTCGATGGTATATCAAGAATTATTAGTAAGAAAGACCCCTGGAGAGGCGAATATGACAATGGAATCGATGGATTGACCACCATTAGTAAATTGAAATACACTATAGATGAAAAATCTGAAAACCCTAATGATAATATATTCGTATTTCATAATCCAAAAATAAAAATAATCAATGTTTCTACCTTTTTAACACACATTCCTTTTGGCTCAGAAGAATATTATAATTACGATTTGAGAGAACCTAGACGAAAAATTATTCATCCAGATAAAATCAGAGAGACAAAAAAGACTGTTATTTCCACAAACGATTGGAGTAATATACCCTATTATCCAACTACCCTAGAGAAAAAAGAAAATATTGCAAAATATTTAGTGTCTATGGGGAAACAAGTGCCGCAAACTTTATTACAAGAAATAGAAAATGAAAAAAATCTAGAAACACAACAAGAACCGTATAATAGTTTCAATGGTCCTGTTACAAATGCACATACAAATGCAACCAGAAACGCCTCTATACAACATAATTACAATAATCAAGCAGTAAAATTGCACTACAATAATCAAGTATATCCGCCAAATAGTCGAAATGGTCATTTATCAAAAATACCAAACCAACCGCCACCTCCACCAAATAAATATTCACCTCATTATGCGGCCTATGTTGGTGCACCTATTAAAGCACAGACCAGCGCTAGAATTGGCTTGGGTGGTGCATACTAATCCACCTTTCACTACGTAGTAGAAAGGTCCAAAGGGACTTCCGCGAATCTTAAAACCCGTTGCGGACCCAAAACATATGATTAGCATTGTTTATCAAAGGTGTATAATAATATATATTTAGGAAATAAATTTATACTAACGAATATTTATATCAACGCCTAGAAAAGGCGTCATTTCAAATCGTTACAGGAATCTTACCATTGAGGAATCAAAATCTCCATTTTATAATAAATTTTTTTCTAAGTTAAATATAAAATGTCTATACCTAAGACAAAGTTTTCTTCCAGTAATTATAGCGATAATGACTTTAAAGACATATTTCCAGTTGTAGAATTTCATCGTAAACATTTGACAGGGGATAATTACAACAAGGTTACAGATACTGTAACTTTAACAAATAATTTTGGAACGGATTATGCTGTTTTTACTAGCATGTATTTTGGCTATACTGGAGGTTCTGATGAGACATATAGTCAAACAGAAACATCAGGTGCTATAAGTGGCAATATTATTATTGCCAATATTACAGATACATCATTTGAGTGGAATTTATTCCTAGCTAATAATGAAAGTATAAACATATATATTATATTTATGGTCGTATTCAATGATTCATTGGATTATCCAAAAAGCTACACATGAAACTTTCCACTGCATGAATTACACCGACTATCAAATTCAAGGATGTAAATGTCCAAAGGTATATTTTTTCCAAACATAAACCATTTCAGTATAATTATTTTGGCGTTTCGACTTTTTCAGCGGAAATACCTCGCGAGCCTCCCCTAACAAACCCTTTAATACATTTTCATAGACTTCATTACATATATTAATAATATAATGACCTCCTTCTTGCAGACCATTATATGTCTTGGTAAATAACGGCTTATAGAATTTCGCATCCATTTCCTTCTTCGACCCATATTTCACATTGTTTGCATATTTTTCAATAAAATAATACGGTGGCGACGAGAATACCGTGTCGTAAACATAATCGTCGTATTCAACTTCTAGTGCATCGCAAAACTTGACATTAAAAAACGTCCCACTTTTCGTCTTCAAATAGGTTACCATACGTTGGTAAGGCTCGGATAAATCCGTGTTCACGTCTACACCATAATAGGCGTCCAATTGTAAGGCTGCCGCTGCAACCGCTGAACCGCCCCAACCTGCGCAAAAATTCAACACCCTTTTTGCATCATACTTGGTGTATATTTCCATACAATTTAACGGTCGCATGATATTTATGGCACTAATGCATATATTATAGACTTCTTTTAAAACAATGTAATCATTTTTGGTATTGTTTTTATTCTTGACGTCTTTGTAATATTTTAACATGGTTTGAATAAAATTCTTTTTTTTAAATTCTTCTATATTTTGCACAAATTCATAGAAGCTAACATCGTATTTTCCTTTTGTTTCCAGTCGTTGAACAAAAGTATAATAATCTACTACATTATTACCGATTCTAGACCTAGGGGAAATGGTAGCTGCATCCTTACCGATTTTGATAAGTTGATTCATCTCTTTTTCCACATCAAACATTGTTATATTTTTAATTTTGGTAGCTATAAAACCTTTGTCCACAGTCATAATATTCTATACGAGAGAAAAAATAAATGGTATTGTTTCTAAAATCGGATTCATGGTGCAGAAACCGCTTCTTTTATTAACGTGTTTTTCAACGTTTCAATAATGTTCGATTTCGTTTTGCTGATTTGACCATGATGGTCTCGATATAAAACCAATGGTTCTTCTATATTGTATACGACACCGTATTTCTTAAGAACACGCAACTCCAGCTCCAAATCTTCGAAAGGAACCCGGAAATTTTTTCTATAATTACCGACTCTTAATATAGCCGTTTTTTTGAAACATAACGTCGGATGGTTTAGAAACCAGTCACTAGGGTTTTTTTTATAATCTGCCCAGGTAAGTATATTTTTGTGTCTAGTTATCTCAATCGTTTTTCTAGTGTTATGTATTTCTTGGAATATAATTATGTTTGTTCCACATAATACACACGAAGGCGTCGACTGAATGAAATATAGCTGTTTTTGGATTCTATATTTCATCATAATATCATCAGAATCCATTCGGAATACAATTTCATTGGAACATAAATAGAGGCCCTGATGTAAACAGAAACTGATGCCCCTGTTTATTTTTGTTTTTTGGTATACAAGTTTAAAGTTGTTTAATGGTTTTAGTATGGTCTCTAATAATTTAATTTGGATTTGACTGTTTTCTTCTGTGGAACAATCGTTTATCCAAACTAATTCGATGCCAAAATCGCCGATTTGTTCCTTAATAGAATGTATACAGGACACAAGGTATTCTTCTTTTGTATTATAACAAGGGATTAACATCGATACCCATGTTGACGGAGGGTCGTTTTCCCAAAAGTGATTTTTGCATATGGTTTCACAAATCATCTTTATTATATTTTTATAGTTTATTTTTTATAGTTTATTTTTTCGAATAACGAATAACGAAAAAATTCTATTTAAAGTTATGTATATAATATATAGAATAGTAAATTATGAATTCTATTGCAGATATAAAACACGCATATTATATTAATTTAGACGCACGGACCGATAGAAAATTTCATATAGAAAAACAGATGAAGACCGTAGGTATTCCTGTCGAGAGATTTAAGGCCATTAAATTACCCAATGGTGCTATTGGATGTAGCATGAGTCACTTGAAATTATTAGAAATTGCTAAAGAGAACGTGTGGCCGCATATATTAATTGTGGAAGACGACGTATTGTTTACAGACCCTTCTCTCTTTGTGCAACAATTCAACATGTTTTTAGAACGTCATAAAGATTTCGACGTCGCTTTAATTTCAGGAAATAACGTGCCGCCTTATACAACTATTGATGACTCGTGTGTTCAAGTATACCAATGTCAAACGACTACTGGATATCTAGTGCAGAACCACTATTTCGATAAACTGATTCAGAACTATAGAGAAGGCATTACAAAACTTATGAATGAACCCAATAATCGATTTTCTTATGCCATTGATAAGTATTGGTTTCATCTGCAAAAAGTAGACAAATGGTATTTAATCATTCCTTTAAGTGTTACCCAACGGGAAGATTATAGTGATATCGAAAAAAGACCCACAAATTATAGTAGAGCAATGTTGGATTTAAATAAAGAGGCGTTTGTTCAGTGGCAAATGGAGCAAATGGTAAAAAACGAATTGGCAAAAATGCACTTGTAGAAATTATAACTAGTTACATAACATATTTTACCTACTACTAATATATGTTATTACAAGACGAAATAGAGAAATATAATCATATTAGGAATTTTTTATGGTATTATTATGATGTGATTTTCTATTTTTTTTGAATGAATTTCTATGTGTATTTTTATATGTATTTTTATATGTATTTTTATATTTTCGTCTAGTAAATTTTTTGGTTCGTTTTTTATATTTATAAGATTTTGTATGTTGAATAGTATTGGTATTTGCGCCACCTTTAGATTCGTCTTTATTAGATTCGTCTTTATTAGATTCGTCTTTATTAAGTTCTATTGTATCAGCAGGCGCAACAGTGTTTTCATCATATTGAGGAGACGCAACAAGTTGTAAAATGTCATTGGCTAAATTTTTCTCGATATCCATCTGACATTTTTTATACCAATTAACATCTGAAAAAAAATTAATGTTACCATCTGTCTCTATAAAAAAAGCCTTGATGTTGGCAATAAAATCATTTGTCAAATATTTATTAAATAAATTTTTTATACTAATATTTTCATTACCACAATCATTAGGTGGTCTACATAAATTTTCTATTAATGATTTAAGCTTATTATTTTTGTTTTTATAATTATCGTCCGTATTAAATTTGGTTTTTAAATTTATATATTCTGCTATTATTAGTTGTTCTTTAATATCCGTTATATTAACATTTTCGTTCAGAATATTTTTTACCCAATGATTCCAACTATTCGTAAATTCTTCGTATAAAGACGGGCTAATTTTATATGATGAATATCTTAATGAATTTTCTACAATTTTTTTTAATTGAGTTAAATTTAAATTCCATGAAGTTACTATGGCAGTATAATCATATGCTAAACTATCATAACCATACAAATTTTGGTCATCAGTGCTTATACTAACTGCCATACCATTATTAATATAAAATAATGCTGGATGAAAACTTAAATTTGGGGTGTAATCTAACACTTGATTACTAATTGGACAACATTCTATACATATTCCTTTACTTTTTACTAATTCCATTAATGCTTTCGACCCAATGATTCGGATTCCATGTCCTATCCGTTTTGAATCTAATAAAATCGAAACTAATAAATTACTATGTTTTTCAATATAATTGTGATTTTCGCCTGCATGGAAAAAATAATTCCATTTTATATTATTATCAAAAGAGAGTTCTTTGAAAAACAATAATATTTTTTCATATGGCGCATCAGTGTGATGTATATCTTCTTCGCCATATAAATCATATCCAGTGATTCGTCTTGGATATATTATATAATTGATGTATTGTATTTTTAGTTCTTCATTTGAAACCTCAGTAGAAGTGTTTTTTAAATATTTATATTTTTGTAAATATACCGATATTAAATAAATATATGATATATCTAATAAAATATTATTACACATTACTTTATTTACTAATTTTGCTTTTGCCGTGGCACCTATCACGACATAATTGATAGGCAAATTATTATTTTTTATTTTATCAGTAATTATTTGTGTTGTATTTTCTTTTATCTCAGTAACACTATTTATAAAATTTTCTATTTTTAATTTTTCATCAGTTAAAGTGTAGTTTTTAAAAATATTACTTTTAATATAAATTAAAATTTTTTCTAAAATATTGTCTATTTTATCACTTGTATTTTTAATTTTGCTTCCTATATATTCGCAACTACGTGGTTGCACAACAACATATTTTTTCACTCCAGTCAATCCAATTATTGTTTCCAAAATATGCTCTTTACTATTATTAGAGTTAGGAATTGGTTCTTCTAGTTCTTTTGTATTATTTACTGTTATATTTTCATCTTGAGTTATAAGTATATTTGTAACAAAAGCTATTGTTTCCATTAGTAATAATTGATATAGACCATTTTTAAATTTTTGTTTTAGTTTTGTTTTAAACTCACTTTCTACGGAATTGTTGTCCTTTTTATAAAAATCACTTTTTGTAAGAATATTGTCATCATAAAATAATTCATTTATTTCTATATATTCGCGTACTTCTTGTTGTAAGTAACCATCTTCAAAATTTATTTTCTGTCTTTCATATTTACCGTCTTTTTCACCATTTTTATATATATTACCCAATGGTGTTCTAAATTCTATGATTCGTAAGTTGTCGTCATAATATGCATTCAATAAAGTCAATGCAAAAAAATAAGGAAAAACCATATAATGTTTTGTTAACGAACCACCTATTTCTGTGGCTCTTTCTAGTAAATCCCATTTTGTAGGATAATCCTTGTTAGGTTTTTCACTTTCGTTATTTTCTCCCTCAAAAACGTTTTGTCTTATAAAAATGTTTATCCATAAATCATAAAAAGGTTGACTAAATGCCCACATTTCATAAATACACGAAGGCACTGATTCACATTCAGGGAATAATTCGTTAATATTATCACTAAAAAATGGACGCAGTATTTTTTCGTTAACCGTTTTTTCTAAACACAATGGCTTAAAATTATCGTTTGTCAATTTTATAAAAAATACTTTGCGATAATTTATTGGTTCATATAAATTTCGTAGAGCTGATTCATATGTTTTACTATATGTGTTATTAGTACCTTTACTGATATTCATGTAGGACGAAAAATTCAAAATTTTTAAATCTGGTAAGTTAATGGTGTTATCTAGTTCAAATACTGTCAATCCCTCAATTTGTAAATTCAGCTTAGAATTATCAATTATTAAAGAATTTGTATATAGAAGTTTTATTTTTTTATTTTTTTCTTCAGTATAACTAGTAATTTTTGTATGCTCTGGTGCATTAAAAACAATAGTTTCGAAATTTATTGGTGGATTAAGCATACCGTTTTCATAAGAACTATATGGGTCTTGGACATTTACGTAACCGCGCCATTCTTCATTTTTAGGTAACATCAGTGGTTGCAAGTAATAATTACTATTGGGGTCTGTGCATATGTATAAATTGTCTTCCCAACTCTCTTGATTGTCCAATATATATTTTATTATTTTTGGATAGTCTATAAATGTATATAAATGCGCGTGATGTTGTGCGCCTTTTGGCATTTGTTTTAAAATATTAAATAACGGACTAGAATCCAACTGTTCTTTACCTGGTAAAACTGCTTTATTATCCTTCATAAAATGTAAATTGTTATATCCAGTGTGCAAATCATTATATGGAATATATCGAAATGATTGTTTTACTGCCACGGAATTGTTAAAATCCGTTAATCCTTTTATAATATAATCAGCAGTTTCATCGTCGGCATTATAGTTAATAGGTGTAACAAAATGATCTTCTAAAACATCTTCTATATTTACTATTTGGTCATATTTGGTCATATTTTCATTATTTTCATTATTTTCATTATTTTCATTAATTTTATTATTTTCGTTTAATTGAGGGGAACTACTCATATTATAAATTTATATTTTATTTTCGTTTACTAATCTTGGGAAATCGCTTAGTTCAATATCGGTGAAAAATTTGTTCGTAGCTAATGAAAGCATATTGTTTTTATATATGTTGTCTAAATTAAAGCCAATCGCGTAGTCCTCTAAATACTCCTTTTCGATATTTTCTCTCTTGGAAAGCAAATTTGTTATTGCGGATTTAGAGAGAAAGTAAAAACGCCCACTACAATATTTCGTTACATACAACGGTAATTGTTTGGGTAACTCAGGATGTATTCTATGATATTCCGACAAATAGGGTTTGGGGACATCCACAATGTAACCTCCGTAATGGATTTTGGGGGTTTTATTGGCGATGAGCCCTACTACCATGTCAAAGAACTTTGGATTGACTAGTATTTGGTCGTCGTCTGTTTTAAATAAATATCTAAAATTGAATGTTTCATAAACCGCTTCGTAAGAGGCAATTACCTTTTTAGGTAGGGAATTATAATCGTCGCCCACTTTGACCCACAGTATATTATGGGCGTCGTCGAATTGGTATTTGGATTCGAGTTCAGGGTTGCCGATTACGTGGTAGTAACGTAAATAGGAAGGGATATGGGGGAGCCAGGTGGTCTTTTGGAATTTGGCCTTCTTTTGGTATTTCTGGCAATTCATAATAAGCATTATGTATTCTTGGTCGAGCATATAATAAAATATTAATGTGAATGTGTTTAATATTTTATATTTTATTTTAATTATTTATTTTGATGATTATTATTTAGATATAATTATATATAATTATATATTATATGAGCAAAATTTACACAACTATAGAAATGTCAGATGGGTTTGGTGCGCAATATCAAAAGATAATACAGACGTATATTTATTGTAAAATTCATAACTTAAATTTTGCTTACAGCCCAATAAAGGAGATAGAACATAATTATTATAATGATAAGGAGTATATCAATAATTTAGAAAAAAC